ACTATTTAAAAACGTTGGAAAATCATTAGCCCATATTGCACTTGAAAAATTTACTCTTTTTTCTACTGATTTATTTCCTACCTGACTAATATTAACGCCTGGCGTGTTATTATCGCTTTGTATTTCTTCCCCTTTACCTCTACCATAGCAGGCTGTTATTAGTTCACTGTTATCAATGATCCTTTTAATGCTTGTTATGTCTTTACCTATTACAGCACGCTTGCCCCTATATGCTCCTATCTGCTGCTTATAGTCCACTGTCCTTCCTGTTATTACATTTCCTGTAAGTGTTAGACGATATTTAAAGACGCCTGAACTTTTAGCGCCATTAGCGTCTGAAAACTGCCAGCGTGTTCTAATATCTTCTATAGCCTGCAAGCTGCTTTGATAATAAAAGTTTTGCTGATATATTCCAAATACGTCTACATCTCCTACGCTCCATCTACTGCCTGCTAGTGCTGCGCTTAAAGCACTAATAGCTGTAGCCTGTAATACTGTTAGATCCTCTATAACATTATCTCTTAATTCATAGTAAACATTTTCGCAAAAAATCTTCTTTGTAATGCCTCCTGAAGTTTCTTCATCTTCTATTCGCAAAATTTCAAACATTATAAAATCATTGTCTAAATCATAAAAAGCTAAAAAATTTCCTTCTTTTATTCCTTCTGCTTTGACGATCTTATCTAGCATAACTACATCTAAAGTATTTTCGCCAGTAGTTTTTTCTGTGTGTATAACTGTTAATAGATCTTCATTATTCAGAATATGTGTTAATTGTTCGTCTTGATTAAATAAATATAGATCCAATTTTATCGCCCCCTGGCTCTAGTTTTTCTTTCTGTTTCTTTTTGTATTTCTCTACTGATCATTTTTGCAAACGCTGCTGGATCTTTTACGTCTCCTTGAATATTGATTGTTATTCCGTTACCACCACTTAGAGATCCACCACCTAATCCTTTCAGCCTAGATAAGAAAGCCCCTGCGAACTTATCGGCTGGTGATCCTGTTAGTGGGACTACTGCCTCTGCGCCTCTCTCTGCTAAAGCTGCAAACGTTGGCCTTTTTACAAAACCACCTTTAGCCATAAATCTAAACTTAGGTATTGAAGGTGGATTAATTCCAAATTCTCCTGTCACTTGTAGTTTTGGTAGTCTCGGTAGACTTATACTAGGTATTTTTAATTTTAAGCCTGTAAAATATCCTTTGATTGTGTCAATAATATTTTTAACTTTTTCTTTTGCCTCATCTATCCTATCTGTTATAGATGTTTTTATGCTGGTAAAGATTTCTGATACTCTGTCTTTAATAGATGTTACTTTGTTTACTACTTTAGTATACATATCTTGAAACTTAGTGCTTACTGCGTCTACTGCTCCTGCTATTGCATTTGATATTGCTGTTCTAATACCATTAAAAATTTCTGAAGTTCGATCCTTTATAGATTGAATTTTGGTTGTAACTCCATTATACATTTCTTGAAACTTAGTTGTAACTGCTGTTACTGCTTTAGTTATAGCTGCTGCTATAGCTGCTCTAATTTCATTAAATTTATCCTTAATAGCTGTCCCAAACTCACTTGCTTTAACTTTTATTAGATCCCAGTTTTTATATAATAATACGCCTATTGCTATTACTGCTACTATTGCTAAAACTACTAACCCTATTGGTGACATTAAAAAACCTATTACTGTTGCAAGTGTCCCTACTATAGTAACAATAGGGCCTAATGCTGCTAATAATAATATCATTATTCCAATCATCTTCTGCGTGCTACCATCTAAACTGGTAAACCATGTTACAACTTCCCCAACTTTAGTTATTATCCCAGTTATAGCTGGTATTACTTTGTCCATAAATAAAGGTACTAGCGTGTCCTGGAATAAGGGCATTAATTCTCCAAGTGCTGCAAAAAGTTTTGATTGTATAGCTGTTCCCATATCATTAAATGACTTCCTAGCCTCGTTCGCTGCCTTTAATGTAGGCCCACTAATTACTCCACCTAGTTCGTCAGCTTTTTTTATACTGGCGTCAAAAGCCTCTGCGCCTCCATCTATAACTACTAACATATCTTTATACTGGCCACCAAATAACTTTTGAGCAAAAGCATTTCTTTTTGTTTTGTCTGTCATTCCTGCTAAAGTTTTTATAGCCTCCTGCTGCAATACGTCCCCAGCTTTAAATTCGCCATTAGACTTCGTTGTTTCAATGCCCATTTCTTTTAATATCTGCGCTGATTTCCCTGCCCCTCCTGATACGCTTATTAAACCTTTAGATAGTTCAAGTGCTGAATTTGCTAGTGTGTCCTGTGTTATTCCTGCGTCCTTTTCCACTTGCCTTAATCTTTGAAGATTATCTGTGGTGATCCCTGTCTGACTTTGAAGATCCAGCAAACTATCTGCATAATTACCAAAAGACTTAATTCCTGCTAATACACCCAGGGCCACTCCTGCTATTGGTGCTGTAATATTTTTAGTTAAAGATCCACCAAATTTTTTCATGCTTTCACCTTTTGCAGAAAGTTTTTTCCCAAACTCATTTAAACTTTTTTGGGCCTTGCCTGTATCGGCTGTTACTGTTGCGTATAATTCCCCTATATTTAAAGCCATAAGTGCGCCTCCTTATAAGTATTGATTTAATATTGAATCTCTTTTAGCCTTGCTGCTTGTCTGTGCAGCCTTGCCTTCGTTGCGCTGCTGTATTGTGTTTACTGTATTACTATTAATACTTAAATTATCCAAAAGTAGTTCAAACCTTCGCCAACTTATATTACTTATAGCAAAAGACAGATCCATGCTGTATTCTCGCATAAAATCTGCCTCTATCATGGCCCAATCTATAATAATATCGACTACTTTTGTATTGGAAAATTTGCTGCGCTTGTGCCTCCTGCTTTTACTTCATCTTCTCCTGGCTCTTTCTTTACTAGATCTGTATTGCCATATTCTGCTGCTGCCCACTCTATCACATCTTCCATCTGATCTACTGTAAACCCTTTTGTCATTAAATCATCTAGTTGTTTATTACCAAGTAAACTCTCACAAATTCCAAGTAGTAGGCCTGGATCTAAATCATCTTCTTTTTGTCCTCTTAGGATCTCGATCATTAATTTAGCAGGCATACTTGCAGGCATTGTATACTTAGTATTGAATAAAGAAAACACTAATAAAACACTTTTAGTACCCTCATAAAACTTGTCAAAATCTTTAAACTTAGCCATTATATTATCCCCTTTGATTTTAGTTTATTGGTAAAGCCTGGACACATAACCAGTAAGAATTTAGGCGAATTGTCCAGGATCAATAGTTATAATGTTTTGATCCTACTATATCAGGCCCTCATATAATCGCTTATAATTGATATTAAGGGCCTTAAATGATATATGATGTTATATAGTGATAGATGAATTCTAAATATTTATTAAATTTGATTAAATTGTTGTAGGTTTACCACTTACTGTCATTGTAAAGCCCCAAGTAGTTGGATCATCATTTCCACCACCTACATCAGCTAATACTATGCTTGCAAAAAATCTGCGTCCTGATCCTCCTGGTGATGTTAATTTAAAATCTCCTAGACTATCATTTCCTGTTAATGCTGCTAAAACTTCAATAAGTTCCTGCCCTGTTGATCTGTCCCCTGTCATTGGATCTTCTAAAAAGAAACCCTCTGCGCTGATCTCTACGCCTCTACTTGCCACTATATGCTCCATGTAGCCATTAGAACAAAACTCTGTAGTATCTGCGTCATTCTTACTATTACTAAATGTAAATGTATTTAAACCACACGTTACGTCAACCCACACTGGAACTGCAAAAGTCCCATCATTAATACTAAATTCCCAATCTCTAGCTAATACTTTAGTTACAGCCATTATTTCTACCCCCTTCAAAATTTTTAATTTCTACTGTAAAGTTCAAACTGAATTCAAATCTTTTATTTTCATCTTTACTAATATAATTAGGTCCACTTTGATCAGCAATACAGCTTACGATCCAAGTCCCATTGTTTATAAATGTATTGTTATGAAAACCATGCAGCGTATTATAAATATTCTGCGCTCTATCATGTGTTGCTACTGCATAAATACCCCTTACCATAATCTGTACGCTTAAAGGATCATATCCCAGCTTACTATCTGCTTGTGTTCCACCTCTACTATAAAGTGCTATCACATTGTCAGGGCTGCTAGGCATTGTATAAATAAAAATGTCTCCTGTGTTTCCTACTTCATCAAATATTCCCAAATTTTTACTCTGTAAATATTCAGCCATTTCTGATACTAGCATTACTTCAGCCCCTCCTTCATAAATCGTTGCATAGCTGCCTTTAATGTATTAACATTATTATTTTTTGCATTTACTAACCATTTCCCCTGGCCTTTACCTTTAAATTTATATTCAGGGTGTTCATGTAGTTTTATAGCATATGGCGTATCATAAAACACGCTGGCTGTTGGTGGTGTTTCTATATAGTCTACTGATCCACTATTTTCAAGTGTCCCCTTATCGTGTGGCACATGATCTTTTGATTTTTCCAGCAAAATTTCTGCTGTTTTTCTTACTGATATTACTGCTGCTGCTTTTATCTTTGCATTTATTTCAGGAACTCTTGAAGATGATCTTATTTTTACACTCATTTTAAAATCACTTCCTGGTGACTATAACTATTTATAGTCCATTGTTTTTGAACTGATATTGCTATATAGGCGTGTCCCTCAAAATAAACTTTACTTTGTGCTGTTATATTCACACCTGGGCTTATAAACATTCTTGCTGTGCTTACAACTTCATTTCCGTTAGGATCAATGATTTTTTGTGCCATTGGTTCTACTCTACATTTAATAGCTGTAGATCCTGTGAATAGATCCTCATATGCGTTCTGCCCCAGGTAAACTTCTACTGTTGCGTTCTGTGTTAATAAAAAACTAGGAATATTAAACATATATATATACCCCCCCTTTATTAAGCACGCCAAACGCCTCTATACATTAGGCCCACTAAAAATAAATATCTGTTAGCCCTGGGTGCTAATATAGCCATACTTGCACTTGATGATCCTGATCCTGATCCTCCAAAATTCATTGAAAAGTTGCCTATCCCAAAACTAGCAATATTCCCTGCATTAATTATATCTGTATCTGTTCCTATACTTAACCAGTATTCAATTTGTGCTGCTGTTGCGTTCTGCGCTGCCAGGGCCACTTCTACATCATCTATTGACGTCCCTGTAGGATCTAGCCAGTAGTCATTTATTTTATTTAAAGTCATATAGTCCATTAATTCTTGCGCTCTCATAATTAAAGTTAAAATATTAGCTGGTAGATCTATAACTGGAATTCCAATAAAAGCAGCTACTTGTGTAGGCGTTGCATATACTACTGCCATAATATAGCCCCCTTATTTATTTATTTAAATATGCGCTTGCTATTGTTACTGAAGTAATAGCACTAAAATTTAAAGTTATATGTCCAGTTCCATCATTAAACCGTTCTACTGGATATGGCCCACACGCTCTAGCCTCTGCGTTTGTTACTATTATATCTACATTGTGATCTAGTCCCTGGTTACATATCTCTACGCTGTCTGCTGTAACTGTTATAGGAGATCCCCCATCATTTTTTATAAAAAATATTGTATCTCCATCATTGTATAAACTCATACTTAAAGCTGCTGGAATATATACTAAATTTGTTGACTGGCTCATATTATACCCTCACTTTCAAAGCTGCGACTGTTAAAGTTGCTACTGAAGAATAGGTAATATCTGTATATAAACTTATATCGTTAAATCTTCTTTTACTCATATAATTAATTACTGTCTCGCTGCTGGCTGGCACTGTTACAGTTTGGTTATGTGTGATCCCAAAATTATCAGGCCTTCTACTTATAATATTTACTGTTACTGGTGTTACTGCTGCGTTTATGAGATGAAAACAAGTTTGATTATTATTAATAAAAAAATTCCCATCTACATTAGCTGCCTCATAAGTTGCCTCTAGTCCTGTGTCTATTAGATCCTGCAATAAAACTTGACTTGACGCCATATATTAGCCCTCCTCATTTTTATTTAGTCTTATATTAAATTAGTTAGTGCTTTCATACCAGGTATAATCTAGGCTTATTGTTGCAGCCTCATTACTTCCGTTTAATATTCTTAAAACATATTTAGTATTCGCTTTATAAATAAATTCACCAGCAGCAGCACTTCCACCGATACCGTTTTTCTTGTCTCCTGTAGCTATTAAATTTCTAAACAGTAAAGTTCCACCACTAACTGCTGTTGGATTAGTATAAAAAATTCCAGTACATAAATTTGTAGAACGTCTATCTAAATTATAACAAGTAAATTCTGTTGTTCCATCTGTTACTGTTGGTGCTTCAAATAGTTCTACTGTATATGGGCCACCTTTGTCAACGGTAATACTTCTGTTTATTAAGTGCATAACTTTAGTAGCTGGCACTATAAATTCTACGAAAATTGTTCCGTTTGCTGGCATTGCATATATAGCAGTTGCATTAAACATTATTCCAGCATATAAGAATTGAAAAAAGTAAGGTCTTTGGTTTGATATATTACTTTCTATCATTTTATTTCACCTCGAATATTCTTATTTTAGTTGTTCCTTCTGCTGTTCTTGCATATATTCGCATTGGTAGTCCTGTGTCTATATCTATACCCAAATCATAAGTTATATTTTCACCACTAAATGCAATCATATTGTTACCATCTAATGTAAAGGGCGTAAATTTATTTAAGTATATAAGTTTTGAACTATCATTAATAACTAATAATTGTTTTCTATCTGCTAAAATATCTACCCCAACAAAAAGATCTTGCGCTGTTGTTGTGAGTGTGACTTCTTTAATTAAAAGTTGTGTTAATAGTTGAGGTGTTGTTTCTGTTATTGGATTACCACTTGATAAATTTCCTGCTTTAATATTAATCATTTTATATATACCACCTCATTTTATTTTATTTTTTATTCACC